CAAGCAAACAGTTTATTAAAAGAATGGTGTACAGATCGATTTTGTCGTATTATTAATAAAGACAGGAAAGACTTGGACTATAATTTAATTGTTGGGGGTGTTTTCGGATTTGACTTAAATCACCCAGCAGGAAAAGATTTCTATGATAATCTAGAGAAGTTGACAAAAGAGGAATCATTATGGTTTGGTCCTTGTGGGGTTCCATGGAAAAAGGAAGACGTTGGGACAGAACGGTTGTCGATGGATACCAGTGTAAAAGGTCATAGACATGACCAAGCAGTAATAGCATTCATAGTTAATGAATTAATGAAAGAAAAACCGTCGATGTTTCAACGTGGGGAATTAGGACCACATTTTTATACTCAGGAATACACTATTCGAGAATATGAAAAAGATCCTAGTAAAGATTCATATTATTTTCCGGCAGAAGCATCATTTACACATCATCCAACCAAACATCACCTTGAAAACACCTTACTTAGATAATAAAAGGAGTCCCAAAAATGAACAACACCAAAGACCTACTCAAGCACCACAACGATCTCTGTCAATCAGCACGAGATCTGATGGCAATCAAGAATCACGACTATGCTGGGAGCAAGGGGGATACTCCTTGGATGAACTTCCAGCGATCAGAGCAAATGGGTATCTGCTCTACAGAGCAGGCGTTCTTGGTACGGATCACAGACAAGATTTCTCGACTCGTCACGTTCACCAACAATGGCGTTCTGCTTGTGAAGGACGAAGGAGTAGAGGACTCCATTATCGACCTCATCAATTATCTGGTCCTTTTCTCCGCCTTCCTGAATAACAAGAAATCGAAAGCATCAACAGCCGACACTGATGATGATTATGAGGTTCACAATACCGAAGAGCCAGGGTATAATGAACACAATGATCGTATCGAACAAATGGAACTATTCCCCGCCGGAAATATCTGATCAATGACACAACGGTTCTACACCAACATATGCGTGAGAGGCAACAAGATCCTCTATCGTGGATATGAAAACAATGGAAAACGAAAACAGTTCCGGGTGGACTATAACCCGACTCTGTTCATCCCATCTAAGGGTAGAAGCGAATGGAGATCGCTCGACGGTGTATACCTAGACAAGATCAAACCGGGATCGATCCATGACACTCGGGAGTTCATTCAAGACTATAAGGGTGTGTCGGGGTTCCGTATCTACGGGGACATTGATGCTGAGTACCAATTCCTTGCGGAAGCATTTCCGGGTGAGGTAGAGTACGACAGCAAGCACATCAAGGTAGCAACCATCGATATCGAGACAACCTCCGAGAGAGGGTTCCCCAACTCAGACAACCCTACTGAGAAGATTGTTGCCATTACGATCCGAGTGAATGATGATGTCTGGTCTTTTGGAATTGGGGAATTCTCTATCGACGGGCAGGAGTGTTACTCCTATGAGAATGAGGAAGACCTACTCAACTCCTTCCTAGACTTCTGGCACGAACTAGACCCAGACATTGTGACCGGGTGGAACGTGAGATTCTTCGACATCCCGTACTTACACAACCGCATCGTATACCTGTTGGGTGAGAAGGATGCCAAGCGTCTGAGTCCGTGGAAGGTCACGAAGAATCGCAAGGTCAAGAAGATGAACCGGGATTATGTGACCGTCCTTCTGTACGGCATAGAGGTGTTGGACTATCTGGACTTATACCAGACGTTCACCTATGAGAACCAAGAGAGTTACCGACTGGACCACATTGCTTACGTTGAACTGGGTGAGCGGAAGATGTCGTATGACGAATACGAGAACATCAACGAGTTTCATAAAAATGACTTCCAGAAGTTTATGGAGTACAACGTCAAGGACGTAGAGTTGGTGCATCGTCTGGAGGAGAAGATGCGTCTGGTTGAACTGGCGATCTCGCTTGCCTACTCTGCAAAGGTCAACTTCCTCGATGTGTTCGGACAAGTCAAGATGTGGGACGCGATCATTTACAACTACCTCACCGAACACAACATCGCAATCCCACCTCGCAAGGGTGGACGAAAGATGGAACGGTACGAGGGTGCTTTCGTGAAGGAACCACAGACCGGGATGCATGACTGGGTAGTGTCGTTCGATCTAAACAGTCTATACCCACATCTCATTATGCAATATAACATCTCACCCGAAACCAAGATCGAGACAAGTGAGGATTCCCGTTTTGGTGTGGGTGTGTATAGGATATTGAGTGGAGAGTGCGAGGACAAGATCGAAGCACTAACAGGGATGGACTACTCTGTCTGCGCCAATGGCATCTGCTTCACACGAAAGCATATGGGATTCCTTCCATCGCTGATGGAGAAATTATACGTCGAGCGAAGTGCTGCCAAGAAGAAGATGCTTGAGTGTCAGCAGAGACAACAAGACGAGGGGACCGGGAAGTTCATCGAGAATGAGATTGCCAAGTATAAGAACCAACAACTCGTTCGTAAGGTACAACTCAACTCAGCCTACGGTGCAATCGGGAACCAGTACTTCCGCTACTACGATGTGGATATGGCAGAGGCAATTACAATGTCCGGGCAACTTAGCATCCGGTGGATCGAGAAAGAACTGAACGGGTTCTTTGGTAAGATACTAGGAACAGAGGATTATGATTATGTTGTCGCTATTGATACAGATTCTGTATATCTTCGCCTTGGGACTCTTGTGGACAAGATGGTTCCCGATGCTTCCAAGCAGGAGGTGGTGGACTTCCTCGACAAATCCTGCGAAGAGATCGTCCAACCGATCATCGACAAGTCATACACAAAACTCGCGGGGTTTATGAATGCTTACCAACAGAAGATGCAAATGGGTCGGGAGGTCATCGCGGACAAGGGCATCTGGACTGCCAAGAAGAGGTACATCCTCAACGTCCTAGACAGCGAGGGTGTCCGGTTCTCAGAACCTTACATCAAGGTGATGGGTATCGAGACTGTTCGGTCCAGCACACCAGAGGTAGTACGCAAGGAACTCAAGGAGGCGATCCGACTCATCATCAACACCGACGAGGATACGATCATCCAATTCATAGACGCAGCAAAGGAAAGATTCTACGCTCTCCCACCAGAGGCAGTGTCGTTTCCTCGTAGCGTTCGTAACCTAGACAAGTATAGCGACCCAACCACCACATATGGATCGGGTTGCCCAATCGCCGTCAAAGGATCCCTGATCTACAATAGACAGATCAAGGACCGAGGACTAAATAAGAAGTACACCAAGATCGTGAGTGGCGACAAGGTAAAGTTCGCATATCTAAAGATGCCCAACCCGCTCAAGGAGAAGGTCATCGCATTCCCCAACACACTCCCACGGGAACTGGAACTGGACGAATACGTTGACTACGACTTGCAGTTCGAGAAGGCATTCGTTGACCCCCTCAAGACAATCTTAGATTCCATCGGTTGGAACCATGAAGAGGTCAGCACACTGGAAGGGTTGTTTGGGTAAAAACAACAGAGGTACAAATAATGAGTTTTCTCAATTCAATCATCAAAGATTCGGGGAATGAATACGCCAGCATCGTGTCAGATGGAGTCGAGGGCAGCGATGTCACTGGGTTCGTAGACACTGGCAGTCTCATCCTCAACGGTCTTTTGTCTGGTTCTCTCTACGGGGGCATTGCAGACAACAAGATCATCGCACTTGCAGGAGAGTCAGCCACAGGTAAGACTTACTTCGCGTTGGGCATCTGCTCAGAGTTCCTACAACAGAACGACGAAGGAGTGGTTCTCTACTTCGACTCAGAGGCAGCGGTCACTTCCGATATGATCCGAGAACGTGGCATCGATCCTGCACGGGTAGCAGTGTTCCCCCTCTCGACTGTCGAGGAGTTTCGGCATCAATGCATCCAGATCGTAGACAAGGTTCTGGAAATGCCTGAGAAGGATCGTAAGCCTATGATCATCGTCCTCGACTCACTGGGAATGCTCAGTACCACGAAGGAGATGACCGACACCGCAGAGGGTAAGCAGGTTAGAGATATGACTCGCGCCCAAGCGGTGAAGTCAACATTCCGAGTTCTCACTCTCAAGTTAGGAAAGGCTCACATTCCCCTAATTATGACAAACCACACATACGCAGTCGTGGGTGCTTACGTTCCAATGAAAGAAATGGGTGGGGGAAGCGGACTCAAGTACGCAGCGTCCACCATTGTCTACTTGTCGAAGAAGAAGGACAAAGAAGGAACTGACATCGTGGGCAACATCATCAAGTGTAATTTGTTCAAAGGAAGACTCACGCGAGAGAACAAGCAGGTCGAAGTCAAACTCCACTACGACAAGGGACTCGATAAGTACTACGGTCTGGTCGATCTTGGAATCCGACAGGGTGTGTTCGAGAAGGCAGGCCCGCGCGTACAACTCCCTGATGGTCGTAAGGTATATGAGAAGCATGTGTACGATCACCCAGAGAAATATTTTACAGAAGAGATTCTAACTAAACTAGAAGAGGCAGCATCACATGAATTCAAGTACGGAAGCACAAGCACCGAAGTACCAGTACACACAGAACCCGAACAATGAACATGGAGCGATTCATATCACCGAGGGACACTATAAGGATCTAGTGTACTCCTATGGGATGATCTCGTTCTCGAAGGACACCGACAACCCATCGGTCAATTTCACTTACGACATTATCGACAACCCCAATTCAGTCGCCCAAGATCAGACCCTCACGGACTTGATGGGACGAGTGCTTACGGATATCATTGAGAAGAACGCAGAAGAGGTACGGAATCTTGGAACGAATCGAACAAACAATACTAGCCAATCTGGTGAGGGATGATGAGTACACCCGCCGTGTCCTACCATTCCTAAAGGATGATTATTTCTCGGATCGTTCCGAGCGACGAGTGTTCTCACAGATCGAATCATTCGTAGGGAAGTATAACAACCTACCAACCAAAGAAGCATTGATGGTTGGATTGGAGGAGATGGGATCTCTCACCGAATCCGAGTACAAGGAATGCAAGGACACCATCGTGGGGATAATGGACGAGGAAGAATCGTCTGATCCAAAATGGTTGTTGGACACGACTGAACAGTGGTGCAAGGATCGCTCGATCTATAATGCCATCCTTGAGAGCATCTCGATCATCGATGGCAAGTCGAAGACGAGCAAGAACCATCTACCGAAACTCTTGCAGGATGCCCTGTCAGTTTCGTTTGATGTCAGCGTAGGTCACGACTACATCGAGGATGCCGACGAACGCTATGAGTTCTACCACAGGAAGGAAGCGAAGATCGCATTTGATCTCGATTTCTTCAACAAGATCACCAATGGCGGGATCCCCGCCAAGACACTCTCGATTGTGATGGCAGGGACGGGGGTTGGCAAGTCTCTGTTTATGTGTCACCACGCAGCGAACTGCTTGTCTCAAAGCAAGAACGTCCTGTACATCACCTGCGAAATGGCGGAAGAGAGAATCGCAGAACGTATTGACGCGAACCTGATGGACATCACAATGGATGACCTGAAGTTATTACCGAAGGATGTCTACGACAAGAAGATCGCACGGGTGTCCAATGGGATCGCAGGGAAGTTGATCGTCAAAGAATACCCAACGGCAACAGCGAACGTCAACCACTTCCGTGCATTGATGGAGGAACTGAAACTCAAGAAGAACTTCGTTCCCGATATCATCTTCGTGGACTATCTCAACATCTGTGCAGCAGCAAGGTACAAGAACGGTGCCAACGTGAACTCCTATATGTATGTGAAGGCAATCGCAGAAGAACTGCGAGGGTTTGCGGTGGAGTACAACGTCCCTATCTTCTCTGCGACACAGACCAACCGTACAGGATTCACCAGCACGGACGTAGGACTAGAGGACACATCCGAATCGTTCGGACTTCCTGCAACCGCCGACTTTATGTTCGCGGTGATAGCGACAGAAGAACTAGATACTATGAATCAGGTGCTTGTGAAGCAACTGAAGAACAGGTACAACGATCCCGCAATCAACCGCAAGTTTGTGGTAGGGATCAATAGATCAAAGATGAAGTTGTATGATGTAGGACCAAAGGAGCAGCAAGATTTGGTTTGCTCTGGTCAAGTCTCCGGTGACGTAACCGAAGTCAAATATAACGAAGAGAAGTTTTCTGACTGGAAGATTTAGGAGAAAGACAATGAAGAACGATCCCAAAAGAAACCTAGACGAAAAATTTAGCGAAGAGTTCGATTCAGAAATTGAAGAGATGGCGAATCGAGAGGAGCCTGTTGTCATCGATGACGATGACGATAACGAGGAACTCCGTGAGTGGCGAGAGTGGGCATTGTCCTACGAAAACGACAAGGGTGATGTGATCGACTGATCCCTCGTCTTCCTTTACTATGAGCATATTGACTGACAAGAAGTACATCAACCTCCTATCTTCCAAACTCAGAAACTTCAAGTGGAAGAAGGAAGATAGTGCCAACTGTTCCTGTCCTGTCTGCGGAGACAGCAAGAAGGACAAGAAGAAGGCGCGGGGGTATTTCTACACCCGTCACGGGAGGTTCTTCTACAAGTGTCACAACTGCAACCATTGGTGCAACCTGTACAGTCTCCTCGTGGAACTGGACAACCAACTGAGCAAAGAGTACCTGATGGAATCGTTAGGTCAGGAGCGGAAAGAGAAACCGGGAGAGAAGGCAGAGATGTTATTCAAGAACACCACGCCAAAATTCAAGAGTGACGATACAATCCTCGATGGGTTGGTTCGACTGAAGGATCTCCCTAGCGATCATCCTGCGGCGCAGTTTGCCAACCACAGAATTATCCCGAAGCAACACTGGAGACTGCTGTACTACACAGACGACTTCGGTTCGTTTATGCATCGACTAGATCCCGACATACTTGGGGTTGGAGCAGAACAACGACTGGTGATTCCATTCTTCAATCGTGACGGGAAGGTCGTGGGTGCGCAGGGGCGTGCGTTGAATATGCGGGACGAATCAAACGCACGAACCACGCTCAAGTACATCACGGTCAAGGGCGACAAGTCCATAGATCGCTTGTGGTATGGGATGTGGAGGACGAATCCGAAGAAGCGGGTGTACGTCGTAGAGGGTCCAATTGATTCTCTGTTCCTCGACAACGGGGTAGCAATCGTCGGCGCGGGTGCATTGAGGAACATCCCTGCACGGTTCGCAGACTCGGAGATGACTTGGATTATGGACAACGAACCTCGCAACCGACAGGTGTGTTCGTACATCGAGAAGTTGATAGAGTTGGGGAGGGATGTCTGCATCTGGCCCAGCAACCTGCAAGAGAAGGACATCAACGATATGGCGTACAATATGTCTACGCGAGAGATCAGGAAACTGATTGACGAAAACACATTTGGTGGCTTACAGGCAACTGCACGATTTCGGGACTGGAGGAAAGAGTGAACGACCTTCGGAATGTGGACTGTCTAGAATTTCTAGAAACATTAGAAGCATCTTCAGTTGATATGGTTCTGGTTGATCCTCCTTACTTCGGTGTGATCAAGGACAAGTGGGACAACCAGTGGAGCGACGAAAACGAATACCTCGACTGGTGCGCCAACTGGACTGCACAATGTATCCGCGTTCTGAAACCAAACCGAATGATGGTGGTATGGGGAACAATGAAGACAGACACATTCCTCAAATATAAGTTGCAGTGCTTGAACGGTTCTGGGATGTCACCACAAACCGAAATCATCTGGCACTATAATTGGGGTGGACGAACCAAGAAGAACTTCGCACGGAAGTCCGAGTTGGCGTGGTGCTATTCTAAGGGGGACGAACACCTCTTCAATGCTGATGACGTTCGAGTAGAGAGGAAGTTGAAGAAGAACATCCGAACTGGTGAGGACTACACACAAGGAACCATCCCAACCAATGTGTGGAACTTCCAGAACCATACCGGAAGCAAAGAACATTGTGGATGGCATCCTACCGTGAAGAATTTGGATTGCATCAGGAGAATGATTCTTGCATACACCAACGAAGGCGATACAGTACTAGATTGTTTCAGTGGTGCAGGGACTACCATGATTGCATGTGAGCAACTGGGACGAAACTTTGTTGGTTGTGAACTAGACAAAGACTACTACGACAAAAGTTTAATTAGGTGTAAGGAATTGGTGGAGCAAAAATGATAAATGAAAATAAGTTGAAGGAAGCGTTGGGTGCAGTTTTGCAGTATGGTTGGATGTGGGGAAACCCCAAGCACATCAGTAGAGAGAATTGGGTAGTGATTGCGGACGCATACAAGGACTTGAATGGTGGTAAAGAGTTCAAACCAAACAAGAACAAGAGAGCGACATGAAAGTATTAGATCATGGACACGTTGAACTCGTTGACCACATGGGCAGTGACATGACCGTTGCAAATGCTGCCCGCGTATCCTTCAACCAACACAAAGAAGAGTTTGATGAGAAGGACGAGAAACTCATCAGGTATCTTGCAACCCATAACCACTGGACACCGTTCGCACATCCGCAGATTACGTTGAGAGTCAAAGCACCCGTTAGCATTAGGACTCAACTTTATAAGTCTAAACAAGGACTTGTAGAGAATGAAGTGAGTCGTAGATATGTCTCAACGGAACCAGAGTTCTATGACCCACAATGGCGTTCCAAACCAACCAACGGAGCCAAGCAAGGTTCGGAAGATTTCATGGAACAACCATCTGCACAGATAGCAACAATGCAATACGGAAGGGTTATGGATCATGCACTCAAGGCATACAATTCACTCCTGAAGCGTGGAGTTGCACCAGAGCAAGCACGGTTCGTTCTTCCGCAAGGGATGTATACAGAATGGTATTGGACTGGTAGTCTTGCTGCATACGCACGGGTTTACAAGTTGCGGATTGATTCACATTCACAATGGGAAGTTCAAGAGTACGCCAAAGCAATTTCAAATATCATCAGATCTTTGTTCCCTGTGTCGTGGAAGTGCTTGACTTCCGAGTGAGTTGGTGTCTAAATACCCCTGTCCCTAATGAGCGAACGGTAAGAAGGAACGATTATTATGTGTGAATATCTCCCCTCCCCATATCAACAATTCATCCATCTGAGCCGATACAGCCGATGGCTGGATGACAAGATGCGGCGGGAGACTTGGACAGAAACAGTAGACAGATACTTCGACTTCTTCCTCCCCCACCTCAAAGAAAATCACAACTACGTTCCTGATGAGAAGACCGTCAGGGATCTGAGGAGAGCAATCCTCAACCTAGAGGTGATGCCGTCGATGCGTGCGTTGATGACCGCAGGGGAAGCACTACGTCAAGACAATGTGGCTGGATATAACTGTTCCTACCTCACCATCAACAGAGTCAGAGCCTTTGACGAACTGTTCTACATCTTGATGTGCGGAACCGGAGTAGGGTTCAGTGTGGAAAATTCGTATGTTGATTATGACAAACTTCCTACCATTGCAGATGAGTTCGATGAGTCTGATACGACCATCGTTGTGCAGGACAGCAAGATCGGTTGGTGCAAGGCGTATAGGGAATTGATGTCTCTTCTCATTACTGGACAAGTTCCTAAATGGGATGTCTCACGACTCCGGGCAGCCGGTGTACGACTGAAGACATTTGGTGGGCGGTCAAGTGGACCCGATGCCTTGGTAGACCTTTTCCGATTCACCATCAACACCTTTCGGCGTGCAGCAGGTAGGAAACTTACAACCCTTGAGTGTCACGATCTGGTGTGTAAGATCGCAGAGATCGTGATCGTGGGTGGCGTTCGTAGGTCAGCACTTCTGTCTCTCTCGTCCTTGAGCGATGATCGGATGCGAGTCGCCAAGCACGGACAGTGGTGGGCAATCGAACCCCAACGCGCACTGTCCAACAACTCAGCCTGCTACAAAGAGAAACCAGATGCAGGACTGTTTATGAACGAGTGGCTCGCCCTCTACGAGAGCAAGTCTGGTGAAAGAGGGATCTTCAACAGAGACGCTGCGAAGACCACCGTAGAGCGACTAGGAGAGGACAGGAGGGATCCTAACCATGAATTTGGAACTAACCCGTGTTCCGAGATCATCCTCCGAGATAGGGAGTTCTGTAACCTCTCAGAAGTGATTGTACGGGACACGGACACTGTTGCGTCCTTGAAACGCAAGATTCGTCTTGCAACGATTCTAGGAACTTGGCAATCGACATTGACCAACTTCCGTTACATCTCAAAAGAATGGAAAAATAATTGTGAAGAAGAAAGGCTGCTCGGGGTGTCTCTTACAGGCATTATGGATAATCCTCTGCTCAACGGGAGCAGTGGTGTGGGCGATTCTGATAGTGGTCTGGCTGACTGTCTTACTTCGTTGAGGAAAGAGGCGGTCAAGACTAACAAATCTTTGGCAAGAGAATTGGGAATTCCTCAAGCAGCAGCAGTGACTTGTGTCAAACCATCAGGCACCGTCAGCCAATTAGTAAACTCTGCTTCTGGGATCCACACAAGACACTCCCCATATTACATCCGCACTGTCCGTGCAAGTACTAGAGATCCTCTATGTCAGATGATGATCGACAGGGGATTTCCTTGCGAGCCGGATGTGATGAAACCAGAATCTAGTATGGTATTTTCTTTCCCAGTCAAGTCACCAGAGAATTCTGTGTTTCGGGAAGACAAGACCGCCATCGATCAACTAGAATTGTGGTTGACGTACCAACGACATTGGTGCGAGCATAAGCCATCCGTGACCATCTCCGTGCAGGAGAACGAGTGGGTAGGCGTAGGCGCATGGGTCTATGAAAACTTCGACGAAATCTGTGGAGTGTCTTTCTTACCTTTCTCAGATCATACATATAAGCAAGCACCTTATCAAGATTGTACTCAGGACGAGTACAATGAACTGTTGGCAAAGATGCCAAAGGATATCGATTGGTCAAATCTCATAAACTATGAGCAGGAAGACAACACAGCAGGTTCGCAAACGCTAGCCTGTAGTGGAGCAGCCTGTGAAGTAGTTGATATTTGAACCAGTACCACCCAAACAAAAGGAGAATCCAAATGGGTACCGATAAAGAGAGTTGTAGTAATGGTTGGCTCGGCAGGCGAGTATGGGGTATGTCCCTGTCCCGCTGGGGCGTAATGTTCGCTGTACTTCCATACACCGCCGCTGGTGTGAAGTGGGGCGTTGACTTCATCACAGGTTTGTGGGATAGTGTCTCAAGCACTTTCCACGGCTGAAAGAGAGGTCTATTATGAACATGCTAATCGCAGCAGCCGCGTCAATCGCAGTCACTATGACTTCGGCGGCAGACATTTCAGTTGAGGATCTTAAGATCCAGAACGCAAATCTAGAGGCGCGTATTGCCCATCTAGAAAGAGGTGATAATATCGACGAGCGTCGATCCGAACTCACCAAGTCAATGGTTCAGCATATCCTCGTGGATGCAGATTCGCGTACCAAGAAAAGCCCTGTGACCCTTGATGTTCACGGGTTTGCGATCACCCGCTACCAGTACAATAATGGTGGTGGTGTTGCTCGCAACAATGAGTTCAAACTCCCCTATGCTCGACTTGAACTGTCGGGCAAAGTTTATGACTGGGGATACAAGGTGAGCGGTGAGTACAGTGACCAGACTAATGGTGACATGGAACTCCTCGATGCCGTCTTCATGGGCAAGTTGGGTGGTCTTGATTTCAAGGTCGGTCAGTTTGTCTCCTCCTTCTATAAGGGATGGACGGATTCACCTCTGGATCTGACAACCGGCGAGTACAGTCTGGTTGCCAGTACATATGGTCAGGGTCGCAGTCAAGGTGTCGAGTTCGGTTACGACTTCGGCATGTTGAACTTGACCGGTTCATACAACGATGGGTTCAACACAGCGAACACCACTGTTGGAACTGACTATGGTATCAGCCTTCGTGCTGATATGGATCTAGGTTCTGGTTTCAATCTTGGTGCGGCATACTCCCACCAAGACATGACTGCCGTTGATTACAATACCTACACCATTGATTTCGGATACAACTCCGGGAACTGGGATGCAGGCGTTGCTTGGGTTGCCCGTGATTTGGTAGCCGGAGGGTACAACGACAACTACGGTCTGGTAGGCACTCTTGGCTACCAGTGCAGCAAGGATCTTCAGGGATTCTTGCAGTATGAGTACGGTCAGTCAGGAACAGGGAATGATACCCTGTCGATGGTGACTGTTGGTGTCAACTATGATCTTGCTCCGGGTGTACGATGGACAACCTCCCTCGGCTACTCGATGAATAAGGTCGAGGGTTGGAACACATATCGAAGTGGCTGGAATGGATCGACCGACGATGGTCAATATCTCCTCACCACTCAACTGGCTCTTTCGTTCTGATTCAAACGGGATACCCTTCCCGATAAGCACCCCTGCGGAGAGATCCGTGGGGGTGTTTTCGTTTGTTAGGGTTCTGTTAGGGTACCCCCCTCCTGACCCCGCCAGACCCCCTCCCCTACGTCCGATAATAAAATATGCCAAAATCTCTCAAAATAGTCGATCCTACCCCTTGATATGACCCTCATTTATGGTACAATATAGGGGATGATTGAGAACCTTACTACCGTGAAAACCGCTTCTAAAGACATCCTCGCCCGTGCTATGGCACGCGAGGATATCAACGTCGAGCATCGTGCCGATGCCCAGACTGCGTACTTCGATACCAACCAACGAACCCTGTGCTTGCCTGTCTGGAAAGACATGAGCAACGCGCTCTATGACATGCTGGTGGGTCACGAAATTTCCCACGCACTGCATACACCAGCCGAAGGTTGGGCAGACTGGGTTGGTACTGGTCCCGATGCTCAGATGCGTCATATGTTCCTGAACGTGACCGAAGACGCTCGCATCGAGCGAATGGTCAAAGAAGAATTCCCCGGCATTCGTCGGGACTTCGCCCAAGCGTACAAGGAACTACTCGACCGCGATCTGTTCGAACTCAAAGACAAGACGATCAAGGATCTCCCGCTCATCGACCGCTTGAATCTCCACTTCAAGTTGGGTCTGTTCGGTTACATCGACGTTCCCTTCACCAGCGACGAGCAGGTGTATGTGGATCGAATGGCAACCACGAAGACCTTTGAGGAAGTTATGGAACTCGCTACGGATCTTCTCATCGACGAGAAACAGAATCAGCCTGAGCAACAACCTGAAGAAAACGAAGAAGGCGACAATTCTTCTGACTCTGATGGTGATGATGAGGATGGAAACGGAATTGGTTTTTCTGTAGATCAAGGTGACGAAGAAGGCGGCAACGGCGCTGGTAGCGATGATAACGACAATGATGGTCAAGAAGAAGATTCTGGGATGTCGATGGAAGACGATACCGACGATGGTGAGTCTGCTGATTCTACGGATGGTGAGAGTGGTCAAGAAGGTGACGGTCCTAGCGACCTCTCCTACGATTCATACTCCAATGATCCGATGACCGCTGGGTCCACTCAACGCGCCTTTGAGAAGGGTGTTGAGGATCTCCGCGAGGATGATGCAAAACGTGTTCAATACGTCACGCTCCCAGACCCAAACCTCGACAACATTATCGTGACTCCCAAGCAGATCGAAGGTCTGTGGGAAGATTCAACTCGTAAAGTGATCGAGTTGGAGAAGGAACGCAACATCGATAATCAAAGCCGGAATGATTCTCGTCGAGAATCTAACAGCAATCTCCAGAAGTTCCTCAACAACTCGCGTCCGACAGTGAACCATATGGTGCAGCAGTTCCAGATGAAGCAAGCCGCGGACGCAGACAAGCGAACGGACATTGCAAAGACGGGCATCCTCGATACCACGACGATGATCAACTACCGCTGGAGCGAAGACATCTTCCTCAAGAACGAAGTCCATGCTGACGGCAAGAGCCACGGCATCGTCATGTTCCTTGACTGGTCCTCCTCGATGAATTGCATCCTCAAGGACACAGTGGAACAGTTGATCATCTTGGTCGAATTCTGCAAGCGAGCAGGAATCCCCTATGAGGTCTATGCCTTCTCATCCAACATCCCCGACCTGCTATACACCGAAACCAAAGATTCTAACGGCAATGTTGTTGGTAGGCATATAATATCGAACCAGTTCAATAGGGATGACAAGCAGGATTGTCAACCACACGACTTCTGTCTCTATAACTTCCTGAGCAGCAAGATGAACAATCAGCAATTCAAGACTGCTCTCTCCAACCTATACTACCATGTTAGTGTAGGTTACGACTGGCGATCCGCCGTCCCTCGCTCCCTCGCCCTCGGATGCACTCCGCTCAACGAAGCGGTACTGTGTGCGATGGATATCATCCCCCAGTTCCAAAAGGAGCATGGGGTTCAGATTGTCAACGCCACATTCCTCACGGATGGCGCGGGTCATGGGATGCTCGGTTGTGGAGGGTACTACGCTGGTGACTGTATCGTCCGCGACAAGAAAAGCAAGCGAACCTACAAGGTGAATGGAAACATATCATTTGCCGAAACCGATACACTCCTTCGTATGCTCAAGGACAAGACCGGATGCAACACAATCGGTATCCGACTCCACGACTCGCATCAACTAAAGAGACTTCGCTACTCCTTCTGGAATGAATGGGACAACGAAACCAACAAGAAGTTTGAGATTGCTTGCCGATCCTATAAGAAGAATAAGTTCTGCACCGCCGAGTCTGATGGGTATGACGAACTGTTCGTCATGCAGGGAAACCTCAAGGTCGAATTCGACGCACTCGATGGTCTGGACGAGGACGCTTCGATGACCCGAATCAAGAACGCCTTCATCAAGGGCAACAGCAGCAAGAAGAGCAGCCGCGTAGTCGCGGGTCGCATCATCGACATCTTCTGCGAAACTCACTGAAAGAAATGAAAAACACAATGATCACAGTTGCAGCAACAACCGTAACAATCGCCCTGCTAGTTTCTAGCATGGGAATCGAATCTCTCTCATATCAGACGGGATCCACCAGTCCAGTCGGCAGCACATCCTTGACACCCTTGGAGTCTGCCGTCTGGCAGGTGGAGACTGGGCAGTGTCCCGGTCCCGACTGTCCTCTTGGTGATGGTGGGAACGCTCTCGGTCCCTTGCAGATCTGGAGGATCGCCTGGACGGACGTACAGCGACCCGGTGAGTCCTATGAGGATTGCAAGGATCTCGATTACTCAGTAGAAATTTTCCGTCGATATACAGCACGGTACGCAACAGCAAAACGTCTGGGTCACGAACCCACAAACGAAGACCTCGCTCGCATATGGAATGGCGGGCCAAACGGATTCAAGAAGACCAGCACAAAAATTTACTGGTCCAAAGTCAACAAGGAGATGACACAAAATGATTGAAGGAACACATCTAGAACACTGGATCAACAACATCACCATCGGGACATGGCTTCCCAATGAGCAGGATACATCGACCCCCTCTACACCCAAGAAGAAGAAGAAGAAGACTACCAAGAAGAAGAATGATGAAAAAGTCTGGGTCGATGGTATTCTTCAAGAATAATAATATAGAAGGTCTGATCCACCTAAAAGGATCATATACATATACCCTAAAGGATAATTATAATATAGGTCTTCCTGTCAAGACTCTAAACGACTTTGGGAGTGTTTGCCATCACCTTCACTCGGAAATAGGAGATGGTAAGAGGGGTTGCCCTACCGGGCTTCACTCTCAATTTTAGTTGTTGACAACCTTAGTTGTTGACAATCTTCTGCGGACTGACTACATACTTGGTATGGTAAACGGATCAGCAGGAAAAGGTAGTAGATACAGACCTGTAGATCAGGCGAAGTACAATGAGAACTGGGATAGGATTTTTGGTAATGGCAAAAACAAACACAAGGAGAATGTGAAAAATGCCAACAAAGAACGCAAGCGAAGTAAAAGTATTGATGACCCTACCGGGTCAAGTGATCGTAGCAGGAGTGACGGAGGGCGATGACACCTATACGCTCACTCGTCCTGCGGCATTGGTTCCGGGAGAGAACAACGCATTGATGCTTCTCCCTTGGATTCCTTACGCAACCGAACAGATCGAAGGTACTATGACAATGAACAAGTCGTTCGTTGTGTCTTGCCTCACCCCTGTGGATGGTTGCTTGCAGGAGTACGAGAACAGTCTCACTGAGCGTGAGATGGAAAATTCGCGTGATGAGGAAGCCGCAGTGGTAGGAACGATTGGCTGATATGAATATTCAGATCGTTCGACTCACCTCGGGTGAGGAAATTCTTTGTGATTATAAGGATTCTTCGGAGAGTACAGCCAATCGGCATGTTCTAACGAAGCCACTTATACTGGCTCAGGAACCTAACGGGTCGATGGGATTCATGCAATGGTTGCCTTACACAGAGGCATACGATCAGGGGGTGGAGGTCGCAGATTCCTTCGTGGGGTTTGTTACTCCTCCATCCCCAGAAGTCGTAGCACAGTACAAGTCCCACATCACCGGCATCATCACCCCACCCGATAAGAAGCCTGTCCTTTCCCTCGTAACGTAGAAGACAATGAATAACACAATCACTCAAGAGGACATCCGGTCCTATGACACACACATCAACGCGGTTGCAAAGCAAAGCAGCCGCGTTGATCTATATGAGAACTCAGAGTTCGCCATCTTCCGCAACATGCCATCCAAGTCCAAAGGCGCAGCGTTCGAAAAGATATTCGAAGAGTACTGCACCAATGAACTAGGATTCCCTGTGAGTAAGCCATCCAACACGGGTCACGACCGCGTGATCAATGGAAACATCCGCGTGGAGATCAAAGGATCTACCATATGGAATGGCTCTGGAGGATTCAAATTCCAGCAGATCCGCACTGAACAAGACTATGACGTAGTGGCGTTCCTGTTCATCTACCCAGACCGCATCGAGGTATGGGGAGCAGACAAGGATGTTGTACGAGAGAACCTAGAGGTGCAGGACAGTGATGGCAATTGGATCTACAACCAACACGGAGGAAAGGCAGTCAACTCTGGGACGTTCTGGTTTGATTGCAGCGGACCAGAGGATGTTCCGTGGTTGGAGCCATTTGATGCGACCTTCCTGTAGAGAAACACAACCCGCGTGGTATAGACCCTCGGGTACCGTAGGGTTTCCGTGAGCCTCTGATACCCCCCCCTTGCTCTCTGTGTATAGGATGATGATATAAAATGTCAACAGAAGAAGAAGAAGATATGGTGCGGCGCATCGTGAGTTCCGTTTCACTCTGGGAAACCCGTCTCGTACGCAGAAGAATCAGCACTGCACTGCAAGAGAAGAAGCAACAAGGCTTCAAACTAGGCAAAGCACCCTTTGGATACGACATGGTGAATGGGAAACTCGTTGAGAACCCTGAGCAAATGCCGACCCGCCGACGCATTGAGGAACTGCGGGACGAAGGGATCGGGTGGAACCAAATTGCTCGGATGCTGAACGCCGAAGGAAGACCCACTCAGAAGAAGAAGTCAAAGGGTCAAGGAGGGTGGTACGCATCTACCGTCTTCAATATAATGAAACGATCCACAGTGAATCTCGATGGAGAAGAGGCATAGGGACTATGAATAAATCAAGAAAATATATTCTAGCAGAGAGAGTCGATGACTCTCAAAAATGCTTCTGTTGCGGCAAAGATAAAAACAATCGCTTTGAAAAGCATCACTTCCCACGCTCACATAGTGCAGGTGGTGAATTGTATGTGCCTCTCTGTGGGATGTGCCATGATACAGTTGATCGCTATCCCTTGCAAGACTGGCCAGAACATTTACTTAGTGAAGTATCGGATAAATTGATTGATAATTGGCGTGTCCTTGAACTCATGTGTGGATTCGCTGCAATTCTTCACGAGAAAGAAGAAGAAGAGGATGGTGGTTGTGGACTGCATGACAATCCAATTGATGTAGTTCTGAACCTCACTGAAGAACAAGCATGGGAAATTATAGAAACATGCGATGGTAGTATGAGACTCTTGGCAATGAAGGTGATATCTATGTGCTTCAGTGAACAACAACGCAGAAGACTCTCCCCTCCTACGACGATCTCTGTATAGGATGATGATGTAAAATGCCAAAGACCAAATACAACGGAACCAAAGATAGCAATGAGTTGTATCTCGCCGCATACATCACCAACCTTGGGTATGAGGTAGGGATGCCTCCAAGAGATTCCGCGTCGGATCTATGGGTGGATGTGGGTGATAATATCGTTCGAATACAGTTCCAGTCTCTATGTGGGAAGAGAGTTCGCACTACCAATCGTCCTTTCGATATGGTGGGGAAGGAGCAGGTATCTATTGGGGGAAAGAATAGGAACCGATACCACTATGCAGAAGAGAACATTGATTGGCTTGTCACTTGGAACGAGAAGGATCATAGGTTCATGTGGTGGAACATTGAGACATACAAAGAATGTCCTGACTTCGTTGATATCAAGGAAGTGATGGAGGATGTTCCTGTATGGTGCAGTAAAGAAGTAGGTGCTACCTCTATGGGGATGCTAGATGGTTTTCTAATAGACTCCCCCGGTGAAAGTTAACCCCGCGTGCTACGCTCCCCCAAGTACCGGTGGAATTCTCCAGATCTCTGATACCCCCCCCCTCTCTCTTTTATAGAAACGAAATCATATAACAAATCCTCCGAGGGTACACGAGAGTATCCCATGTCGTCGCAGATAACTCCGAGAGGAGCCTCCGAAAAGAACATCGGGGAAGAAGACATGCGTTCTCCGAATGCTCTCAGAGGAACTAGGATTCCCCCAGAACTCTCCCGAGTACGCCATTGGAGACTCAGAGGGGGTACGCAGGATGCCATTAGAAGATCCCCTGAATGGCTCTGGGAG